CCAGGAGAATGATGTCGTGATTGGCAAGGTTGTGAACATGCGGAGCGACCCCCACGGATACCTCTACCGTGATCTCTCGACCACCCATAAGAACTCGGAACCTGCCCGTATTGACGGGGTGTGGCAAGATAAGAACTCGGACGGGTATCCGTTCGTGAAGGTCAGGGTTGTTGCCGAGCGCACTCCCCAGATCGGTGATAAGTTCGCTTCCCGTGCTGGGCAGAAGGGAACGTGCGGAATGATTCTGGACGAGTGTGATATGCCCTTCACGGCTTCGGGTCTGCGTCCCGATATCATCATGAACCCTCACGCCATCCCCTCTCGCATGACAATCGCCCAGCTGCTGGAGACGATGTACAGCCGTATCGGCGTGCGAACAGGTAATCTGGGTGACGGCACGCCCTACTCCCATCTTGGAATAGAAGATCTCAAGGTTCACATGACCAACCTCGGTCTCCATCCTTACGGTAATGAGATCATGTACAATGGTCAGACCGGTGAGATGATGGAGGTAGAAATCTTCCTGGGAACCACGCATTACCAGCGTCTCAAGCACATGGTCATTGACAAGTGCCATTCCCGTGGCCGTGGTCCGATTGTCTCGCTCACTCGCCAGCCGTGCGAGGGTCGGGCACGGGACGGTGGACTGCGTGTAGGCGAAATGGAGCGTGACTGTTTCATCTCGCATGGTGCAGCGGTATTCACCAAGGAGCGACTGATGGATGTCAGTGATCCGTTCAGTGCTGGGGTTTGCACTGGCTGCGGGTCTCTCGCTACAATCAATGAGAAGGATCGTCTCTATGAGTGTAGGTCGTGTGGTGCCAAGGCTGGTCTGGAAGACAAGACCATTCCTTATGCGGTCAAGTTGTGGCTACAGGAGTTGGAGGCGATGCACATCTCGCCTAGAATGATTTCGCCCGCTTAGTCTGGCGACGATTATGACGGCGCCGACGTCCCGCCACCTTTTTGGTCTGACGACGGCGGCGGCCGCCAGGTTTTGGCGGTCCGGACACGAGGGCCACAAGACCATTGACAGCATCGCCAAGGGTTGCATCGGATGTGGACAGCGGAGGGGCAGACCGCAGAGCTGCCAGGGACGCACGGCGGCGACGAGTCGGGGGGATAGAGAAGGCCGCACGGACTTCAGGTTTCAGTTCACGCTTCATGGAATCCAGCTCGGCATCCAGGATAGCAATGGCCTCACGCTCCTTTTCCCGATCTGCCATGAACTCCTTGAGCTTGGAGTCTGTGACCAGGGGCTTAATCGCCTCCCAGATCGTCTTGCCATCGAGCGACAGAAGGTTTTTTCCACCCTGAATGAGCTTCTCACGCAGGATGTAGACGATGTAGACGCAGAATAGAGCCACACCCGTCTGACCCGCAATCACTCCACTTCCAGCCGCAACCTGAGCAGAGAATTCTAGGGCAGTCAGGGTGTTGGTGAACAACGTCCCAAAGGTAGGCATGGCAGCAGAAACGTTGATGAGTCCGTTGACGACGGCAGTTCGTAGACCCTCGTTGACTCCTACGATCACCGCCCCAGCCGCCGACGCCCATTTGAGAGCTGCTACAATATCCACCGGCTTAGCCTCTGCCTCTGCACTCTTTGCATCAATGGCCGACGCCATATCGGTGGTGATCTTGTCGACCGTGGTGGCTCCACGACGGCACTGCGTAGTAAAGAACTTTGCGATCGCATCTCCTAGTTCACGGAACCCACCGCCGACCTTCCGACCACGCCGCCGGCGTCCGCCCGTTGCCCCTGTCTCTGGAACACCGAGACCCACCACGGCTTCGGACATGACATCCGCCAGCTCAGGGTCGCATCCTCCCTTGTAGACTTCTGAGATTGTCGTTAGAACTTCATCCGCAGACGCAGGGACTCCCGCCTTTGCTGCCGAACCGTACTTGTGTAGCAGGGTCACCAACCACTCTGGCCGATTCCCTGATGGAAGTTCAATACCCTTGGATTTGGCCATATCGATGAGAGCGGCCACCGCCGACTGACCAGAAGAAGACATTATTCATACCCGAGAACAAAATTAATCAAGAAGAGATGGTGTATACATAATTTGAACCGCTGGCACCATCAAAGGCTACAAATGAAAGCTTGTTCTGACTGCTAATGACTGGCGAAGTCCTTATAGTTCCTGGAGTAGTATACTGAAACAGATTGGGTCCAGCCGTATTGAACGCAACTGGCATGGACGAGGACGGAGGGGTAGGATAGCGATACACCGCAGTGGGGGCACATACATAAAGAGACCCCCCGCCGTCAATGACTGGAGTTATGTTGCTTAGAACATTACTCTCAAAGGATCTCCAGAAACTACCTACGTTTCCTCCCGACGAATCAATGTATGCTCCAGGAACACCGAGGAATCCGCCGGCAGCATACAGGATCCCGCTTGTTGTCGTGAAATACAGCCAAGTCGTGGCTTGGACATCAGTGAATAACAAGGGAGATGACTGGAGGGTTCCTATTCCAGACAAGGTTACAATTGTATCTGCTCCTCCTCCAAATCGGGTAGGTGTCTTGTTGATTATGTATATGCTATTTGACGCAAATGTTGCCAATAGATTGCCTGATAGGAACGGAGCATTGCATATCGGCAGCGTCCCAGTTGGATATGTCCAATATTTAAATCCAGTTGTTGCGCTGTAGGATACCATGTTTCCTCCCAGGGTTCCGGCGAATACAGATACGCCATCGGTGACCAACGAACTCGAGAACTGATCACCTGGTAGAGTATTGCTCCACATTGGATTCCACGATGTAGTGTCAAGGGCAAGTATAGTGTTGCCGTAGGCAGCGATAAGCAGGGATTGAGTATCAAGAAATAATGGAGCTCCCGCAATTTGCTGGGTCAGATTGCTGCTGTATCGGACATTTCCAACTTGGTCTATAACGTTCAATCGTCTGGAATCAGTGATGAAAGCTACTAGACCTGTGAAGGAAACAACGACAGGCGTAGACACTGTAGTTCTCTGGGGGTATTGGTAGAGAGGTGTTGGGAATCTTGTGCCACCAGAGGTGTTAAGAACATTGAGAGTCCCAGACCGTGTCATGAAATAGAGGTATCCCTGCGGCCCAAACGACATTGGAAAGGAAGATGTTTGAAAGGAAAGGTCTCGGATAGATGTTAACCTAGTAGTTACTCGCAGGGATGACAACACCCCTGTGCTGACAAACAATTTTGTAGATTGTGAGGTTGGTGTTTCCACGGGGTAGATTGGGGGAACTGGTGTAGGTGGTGGAACAGGGACAACAGGATTGACTCGAGAAGGTGGAATCGTAGGACACAGGATGGTAACAGTATTGATACACGAATACCGAACTTGTCCAGGTCCATCTCCAGGAGATGGGCGTTTTACTGCAACTTTTTGTGGGTAAGCGAACGACCAATACTCGGTAGGATTGAACGGCACTACCGATTTCTTACAGTATCCTGGAGCTGGGAGACCACAGTTCGGGAAAAACGGCGATGGAATAGTAGCCGCAATCGGGGACCGGACAAATATGTTGAATGCTACCTTTGTGAAGAGCTGGGCGCCAAACGAATTTAGGCTTGTAATATACAGATCTCCCTGTGGATCCACTGCGATTTGGTTGGGATTGATGAACTGGTAGTCCTGGGCAAAACTTGATACCGTGTTACTACCTCCACCTGCAATAAGGATACTTGTATTTTTAACGATGTTATACAGATACACTCCTGGAAAGGCTGATCTGGGCTGGGTATACAGAATATCGGTTGGTGTCAATACCGCAAGGCTAGATATTCTGCTTTCTGGAGATGCAGCAGTCGCAGACTGAAGGGTGTTTTGCCCAGACGTGAAATCAAAGTAGTAAATATTTCCAGTGTAACTGTCTGCCGTATAAATGCGTGTTTCATCTTCACTCAGAACAAGTCCAGTAAAAATTGAGTTCGAACCGGGTGGTTGCTGAAAAACTAGATTTACTTGTCCCTGGCCGTAATTGTCTACGGTAGAGATCGCATTGCCGTTTGCACTAATGAAATATACAGTGTTCTGCGAATTAATAGCCACTCCACCGGTATTTGAACCGAACGCTTGAATGTTCCTTGTATTTTCAACCGATCCCAGAGCGATACGAAGAAACTTTCCATCTGAGGGTGCACTCAGAAAGAGATACTTCCCCGCTGGATCAGTTGTTAAGGACGTAATCGTTCCACTCAGAGTCCCAGTATACCCTGTCACAGTTACCCGAGTTACACTACCTGAACTCTCGTCATATTTGTAGACACGGCCATTCGACGTTCCGAAATAAAAGTTGTTCCAGTAATATCCGAATCCAAATGACGATGGGGCTAGACACATGGCTGAAATCTTGTCGCCGTTTAGAGCCGTCTGTAGATTCAGTGAATACTCGACGGTGGCTCCGCTCATTATACTGGACATGGAGAATTACACGTAGGGCTTCACGAGAAGTAGTGATATGGCATCGTGGATGACGGCTCCCCAGTAGGCTTCATACCACGACCTCTCGAATCCCAGAATCATGACCGCAATCACGACAATCGAACGCAGGAACGTATTAATCAGCACGTTCGACGTTGGAACGAAGAAGATGTCCATTTCAGTCTAGCGAAGAAAAAAATATTGGAAAGGCGAACGCAGTCTGGTAGGGGAAACCCGCCGTGGCGATGTCCCGAGAAAAAAATAATGTCCGTTAGGAGCATAACAAACAATGGGAGGCGGACTTATGCAGCTCGTCTCGTATGGTGCGCAGGACATCTACATCTCCGGCAACCCCCAGATTACCTTCTGGAAGGTGCTCTACAAGCGCCACACCAACTTCGCCATGGAGGCGATTGAGGTGACGTTCAACGGCCAGGCCGACTTCGGCCGCCGTGTCACGGCTGTCATCAGCCGCAACGCCGACCTGATGTACCGCACGTACATCCAGGTGACGCTGCCCCAGATTGCGCTGTCGATCGTAAACACCCGCTTCCGCTGGCTCAACTACGTCGGCCACCGCCTGATCAAGCAGGTCGAGATCGAGATCGGCGGATCGCGCATTGACCGCCAGTACGGCGACTGGATGCAGATCTGGACGCAGCTGACGCAGCCCGTCGGCACCCAGGTGTCGTTCGACGACATGGTGGGCAACTCCGCCGACCTCGTGCTGCTGAAGGACGCCGCCGGTGTAGCCCTGGACGCCACGTGCGCCGCCTCGGAGGCCACCAACTCGTGCTTGTCCCGTGCCGGCTGCCCGCTCAAGACGCTGTACATCCCCCTCCAGTTCTGGTACTGCCGCAACCCCGGCCTGGCCATCCCGCTGATCGCCCTCCAGTACCACGAGGTGCGCATCAACGTCGAGTTCGAGCAGAACTACAACTGCTGCTACGCCGAGGTTGCGTCGGCAACGCCCACGAGCACCCAGCCGGTGTCCACTGGCACGATCAACCTGGGCAACGGTGTCACGGCCGTCTCCCAGCTCCAGCTGGTTGCCGCCTCGCTGTACATTGACTACGTCTACCTCGACACGGAGGAGCGCCGCCGCTTCGCCCAGCAGTCGCACGAGTACCTGATTGACCAGCTCCAGTTCACGGGCGACGAGACGGTCACCGCCTCCTCGAACAAGATCCAGATGAACTTTAACCACCCGGTTAAGGAGCTGATCTGGGTAGTCCAGCGTGACTCGTTCGTTGACTGCAACGCCCCCCCGACGCCGTGGATCCAGGAGGCGTACGGCCAGCAGCCGTTCAACTACTCCGACGACTGGTCGACGGAGGGCATCGTGACGGCGGTCCTGGGCCGCGGCGCCCTGGCCACCAACGGCACCGGTGGCGGCATCCCATCGGTCTCACTCTCCTCGGGTGTGGGCTCTGGTGTGGGCACGGCGGCAGGCACGACATTCCCTTACCTGCCCGGCCTGGGCCTCGCCTCGGGTGCTGGCCTCACGACGGGCTCGCAGATCTACGATGGCTCGTCGAGCCAGGGAGACCAGTTCTTTGAGGGCACCACGAACTACCTGCTCGCCAAGGTCATCCTCGCCTCGAACGTCAAGTGCGAGGGCAAGAACCCTGTGGAGGTTGCCAAGGTGCAGCTCAACGGCCAGGACCGCTTCGACGAGCGCGAGGGCCGCTACTTCGACAAGGTGCAGCCGTGGCAGCACCACTCGCGCACGCCGTCGGTGGGTGTCAACGTCTACTCGTTTGCCCTGAAGCCCGAGGAGCACCAGCCCAGCGGCACGTGCAACTTCTCGCGCATTGACAAGGCGACGCTCAACCTGACGCTGTCGGTGAACACCGTCCAGTCGGCGCGCACGGCCAAGGTCCGCATCTACGCCGTCAACTACAACGTGCTCCGCGTCATGTCCGGCATGGGCGGCCTGGCCTACTCCAACTAAACAGTTACACGGTGGTGTTACTGTGTGGTTGTTTGTGATAATAAATAAATAACGGTCCTGGGAACAGGGCTCAATATAGGCTGTAGACGCAGTATGTATTGAGAGAATCATGGATGAAACGGCAGTGAATCATTCCAATAGATGGCGGCGGAATTCAACACTGATAAGTGCTTGTTATGGTGGTATCCAAAGTTTCCAACATGGACTGCACACGGAACCAGGACCCCTGCGATCATCGCATGTATATTCGCATCCAGCCATCCGTGACGAAGAATACTATTAGACTTTTCAAGTTCCTCGACATACTCACGAACAAGTGGACGTTTCCAGAGTGCAAGGCTGGAAACGTGGAAATTATTGTAGGGAGCTATACCAGTATACTTTCCATTTCGTGTGAACCCAGACGATTCAAGGCCCGCCATGTTCACCACAAGCCCCCTATCTTGCATGAATTTTACAGTGAAATCAAAAAGACCCTGCTGAGACTGACCTTCATTAAAGAGTGAACGGTATACGTAATCGTGCGATATCATCTCATCTACCCCTGCCCCTGTAATAAGAGGTGATACAAAGTAGGAATCGTCGTCCAGTCGCATATAGTGTGTATACTGCTGTAGCTCAGGGCGGCTCTGTAGGACCCCCGAAAAGAAGCGGCACATCATGAGATAACCATAATTCCGACCAGTGGCTGGATTATACTTGTCTTCATGTCCCTTAAAATCAATCTGGATAAATGTCGCCGGTGGGAGGTAGTCAAACTCTTTCTGGGTAAAATCTTCGTGGTATACGTAGATATCCTTGGTCGGAAAGATAGACCTGGCAATTCGCATAGACGCCCGAAGGATATCAAGTTTACTACAGAAGGGTTCACACCCAATGTGTCTAGCAGCTGGAGAAGCAAGGTATACAATACACCACGACATTTTATTACCAACCATCATTTTATCTACCAGTAACATCCGCCCTCAACAAGGTGACAATTTGCTGGCTTGTCGCTATCTAGAGGAAACCTCCAGTAAGGATTCCGTAGCTTCTGTATAGTCGGATTATCCGCCCACCGACTTCCGAGAATCCCGAAAAATAATTGAAGTCCTCCTCCAACATACACCGCACTTGAACCAAGTTTCGTATAGATAAAGTCGCAGATAGGCATCCCAAATCCCCCGCAGCTTACCAGCGCTGTATCAAACTTGAACGTTTCATGAACCTCTCGAACACGCCTCTCAAAATCTTCCATGTGCACGTGCCACGAGCGACCGTCGGAACTCCCACCGTTCTGCTGCGGGGGTTTCAGGACAAAAAACTCACAGTTCTCAAAAATAGGTTTGGAAAACACCGAACTCATCATTTTGAGCTGTCGTTGGACCGTATCGTAATGACTGCTTATAATCAGCACTCTCTTATTCCGAATAGGGGTATATTGTGGGTGGTCAACGTAATAAAAAAACTCAAGAGATTGAGCTGGAATATACTTGTGGGATTGTGCGGGATCTATCATACGACGCATATCCCGAGCCTGATCGTACATACCTCCCTCCTCCCATATCCCTAGAAGATTACAGTTGTCCACCGACGTCTTGTATCGGTCTACATACAGACTAAAATCCTGCTGTGAATTGAATTTTATCCCCGCAACATTTAACATCGCATGTACAAGTCCACTGTCGATAGCCTGGTTTGACAACCCCTTTCCACAAAGAAGGGTTTCATTCCCGCTTAAACGGCCAATAAAATATGGCTTATCTCCATTTATCAAAGCATTCGCAAGTTCAAACCCCTTCACACGTGTCACTGCCATTTGTGTAATAAGATTTACTTTCTCTAACCATATTTATCGTCGTCTTAGCCAGGGAAGTCGCAGTGTCGAAGCACGGGGCTTTATTACTGGAACATAGAAGCCTATGTGTTTCTTACCGTTATTCCCTTGAAAATGTAGATTGTTCAGTTTCACTACTCCACCGGACACAAGATGGGCATATACTTTATTTTCTACAACGACCAGGTTCTTTATACCGTCTCTCAACAAAAACGTGTTGGATCCATGAAACCCAAGAGTGGCGTTGATATTGTCGTCGTATGTTGAACCGTCCTCCTGTCTGTCCAGAAGATTGTGGATAGGTAGTTCCTTTGAAAGAAGGTAGTACAGTGTCATATCACATATCCCCCCGTTCTTCCTCTGTTGTTGGTGATACTCGATCTTGGGCTGAATCAAGTGAAATTTAGTTTTTGTAACGTAAATATCCTTGCATAGCTGTATGAACGCATCTAAGAAGGGAATTGTGAGGCAGGACGTCGCAATATTTCCCGCCATTTTTACTGGATCGTCCCATTCAAGACGAGGATAGGTGTATGCGGTGACGTTTTCCCTAAAGAGGGTATCAACATGGTCAAGAAGAATACAGTCACTATCCAGATGGACACAGGTTGAAACGCCATTACGAACCATCCATTCGCGTAAGTAGAACATACGTGAAAAACATATGAGCTCTATATCTCTAGGGTTCGTAGAATAGTTCACGAAATGTCTCTGAAACTCATCGAGAGCGGGAGACCCGAGTGTAGATATATCTACATGCTCAATTCCTTCCATGATATTTGACTGGTCGCCGAGCAAGACTATGCGACTTGATCGCTGACGGGCATAAGACACTATCTTGTATAGATATTCCTGATTCCCAATGTGTATAAATACAATCGGAATGGGCATTTATATATTTAGACACTAAGATCTAAACTATTAAAATGTTTGAAGTGTCAAAGGATGCAATGCGGCCGTATATCCAGGAGTTTCTAGACATATACAAGGACCGCCCAATCCTTGATAACCAAGGAGGAATGAAGGCTCCTCACTGTTTCTGGGTATGGTTTCTGCTAAAGCAGCTTGATCCCGAGGTCGTCATTGAAAGCGGGATTTGGTATGGAATGAGTACATGGCTAATTGAGAAGGCGTGTCCGAAGGCGGTTATCATTGCTATTGATCCGAACCTGACGGTTCGTAAGTATATCAGTAACCGTGCCCATTACACTACAGCCGATTTCAGTACGCACGACTGGTCATCTATGCTAGGGCGAGATCGGTGCAAAAATACTGTCGCATTCATAGATGATCATCAGAACAACTATGAACGGCTAAAGCATGGATTTGCACATGGAATTGGACATATGATTTTTGAGGACAACTACCCTACAACCCACGGAGACGTTCTGTCTCTCAAGAAGATTCTATCGAACAACTATCACGTATTCGATGTGAACGGCAGGAAGTGGACGGAGGAGATACCCAAATTCTACCAGGATCACGTTAAGAATATGTGTGACTATTTTGAGTGCCCGCCGCCGTTTCTAGATACCCCGATTACTCGTTGGGGTGACACGTTTGCTGAGCATAATTGCGGGGAGGCAATCTTTACGGAGGTTGAGCCTGGAATGGAGATTTTTAAGGAGGATCAGCTGAACTATACGTTTATGGGGTATGCAAGGCTGAAGAATTAGTTCTGCTCAAAGACTACAGTTTCAAACGTTTCTTCTAGAAATGTCTTATCCAGCCCTGCCTTAACACGTGCAACCACGAGAGAGTCAGTAGCTTCAAATACGTCTAAGAATCGTAGGAGTAGATGGTATTCGGTACGATGTGCGAAATCATGAATCATAATGATGGCATCTGGATATTTTAGACAGCACTGTATTCCACAAGCAACCCTGAACCGCCCATCTATCAGAATTAGATCTGGATGACCAACATCTGCAGTGCTATAATTTCTCCAGAGGGGCTTGGAGGACTCGCCGATTGGGTGTCCGTAATCTCCAGTTTTTCCGATATTTACCCACTGGACATCTGCTCGTGGGCAAAGCGTCTGTACCTTCTGTTGGAACGCATGATCGCTCTCAACTGAAATAATTGACTGGATGTTCGGAAACTTACAGGCAAGACACGTAGACCCCCCCGATCCAAATTCTGCATAATGAGTTGACCTCGACATGAATTTTGACACCATACTGATTTCTGAAGATGTCATTGAGGGCTGCATCTTTATACTTACATCCTTCACATTTGTAAATCGTAACTACCTATACACATTATCGTCCGAGAACAGTGTGTCTGCCAGTGCGAGCAGTACCGAGTCTGTATGAAACTTCATTATAATAAAGTTATCGGGCGGCATCACTAACGCCTTTGACGGGTCGTCAATCACAAAGTGAAAGTCTCCGTTGGTGTTCCTGATATGAACATCAACGCAGCCTCGTATGCATGTTAAGAGTTGTGTAGTGTTCCGATGACCATGATGTCCTCTCTCGGTATCCCCGGGAACACCGTATATATAGAAGACCCTCCGTATGGGAAACGGAACCAATTCAAGAACCGCCAGTGTTCCTCTAGCGGTAGTTCCATGGGTAGGTATTGTAAGCAGATACGGGTTTACAACCATGATACTTAGCTTAATTATAAATGATACATCTAAACGATGTCCGTTCATACAATTCTCAATATGAAGCTGGTTTTGTAGAGGATACACTGAGTGTTCTGCGAAGTGGTCAGTATATCCTTGGCCCGGCAGTTAAGGAGTTTGAAGAGAAGGTAGCGAGGTATATCGGTGTTTCTCACTGTGCGGGTGTTTCTTCGGGAACATCGGCTCTCGAGGTAATGTTCGAATGCCTAAACCTTACCGAAAACGACGAGATCGTAATTCAGGCAAACGCCTATATTGCGTGTGCGTTTGGAGCCATTCGGTCAAAGGCTTCACTCTGTATTATAGACTGTGAACCAGACGGAACGTTCAGTATTGATAATCTAGTGAACGCCATTACACCTAAGACACGTGCGGTTCTTGTAGTCCATCTTTACGGAGACTGCTGTGATATGGAACGTCTCGCAGACATTTGTTCTACACGTAATATTCTTCTCGTTGAAGACTGTGCCCAGTCCTTTGGATCAGAGTATGCAGGGAAAAAACTGGGATCATTTGGTTATGCATCCTGTCACAGTTTCTATCCTACCAAAAATCTGGGAGCGCTTGGTGATGCAGGTGCTATATGTACGAACGACCCCGTTCTATTTGAACGTATTCTTAAAGTCCGTAATCTAGGATCAACAAAAAAATACTATCATTCGGTGATGGGAACAAACGCACGTCTAGATACCTTACAAGCATATTACCTCCTGCGTAAGTTTCCCGATCTTGATGGGTCAATCGATGCGAAGAGGCAGATTGCGTCGGTATACCAGACAGAGCTGAATGCTACACATCTAAAGAATCCAGACCCCCGTGTGAAGTCGTCTTACCATCTCTACGTCATCGTTGTAAAGAATCGTGATAGGTTCGTTGATTACATGAAAATGAACGATATTGAGACAATTATTCACTATCCAATCCCATTCTACAAAAGCGAGGCGTTTTCTCACTACAACCAACTATCATTTCCAAACGCTGAGTTATTGTCTCACAGTATTGTGTCTATTCCTATTCACCCACTGCTTACAGGGGACCAGGTTCGTAAAATCGTATTAAAGACAAATGAATTCGTTATACAATGAAACATATTACAGCTCTTTCTGACTCAAAATACCTTATCTACGGCGTTGCTCTCCTAGAGTCATTGAAGAATACATCGTCAATTCCTATAACTGTCCACTACTTCTGTATTGATCAATCGTCCTATGATGTGCTCACACGTATGGCTCTGCCGAACGTTGCAGTATACCATCCATCTACACTGTTCAATAATCAGAACGGACAGCTGTGCCACCTCAAGAGTACAAACTTTCAGTACCTTTGTTGGTCTCTCGCATCGGTATTTACGCACTACATTATGAAGACAGTGGATTGCGATTCTGTGACGTATATTGACAGCGATATATACTTTCATATGGACATCTCGGTCCTCTTCGATAAATTCGGGACAAAGGACTGTGGTATTTTTCGCCACAGGTTTCTTGAAGAGTATGAGGACTCTCCGTATGGAAAATTCAATGTAGGCGTGGTATACTTCAAGAACTCTAAGCTAGGTCGAGAATTACTGTCTTGGTGGGCAGATGCAGTGCTCTACCAGAGGTACCCACAATACGCAACCTGTGGAGACCAAAAATACCTAGACCTGTTTCCGCGAATCTGTGGAAAAGAGAACATCTACATTGATGAGGGAATTGGACATGGAGCCCCGTGGAATTGGCAGGTATATGACCTAACCAATATATCGTCCGGCACAATCACATGGAAAAATCAGGTCCAGCCCCTGGTGTTCACGCATTTTTCCAAGTTTGTCTATGACCTACAGAAGAACACGTTTGAATGCACCAATGTGAACGTATACCATCCGTATACCAACTATAATAAAATTTACGAGAACAAGGCACTCTACGATATACATGAAGCGTATTTTAATTCGCTTAAACATGCGAACATAAGTATAACAAACAATGGTTAAAATTGCCGTTGGAATGATTGTGTTTGAAGGGGACTATGTCCTACGTGAATGTCTTGATCAGTTGTATCCCCACGTTGATCAAATCCTTGTTGCAGAGGGACCTGTTCTTTTTTGGCAGAAGCACGGAAGGACTACATCCGAAGACCGCACAAACGAAATTCTATCGTCCTATCCAGATCCCGACAACAAACTGATTGTTGTGCACGGTAAGTTTCAGGAGAAGGATGACCAGTCCAATGCATACATGAAGTATATCCGGGACGATATTGATTACTTGTGGATGGTTGATTCAGATGAGGTATACAAGACCGCCGACATCCTTACGATCAAGTCCATGCTGGAGAAGGAATGGCCTACAAGCGTTGGAATGCAGAGCTGCAGCTTTTATGGGGGCTTTAATCGGTATCTAACAGGGTTTGAACTGAATACTGATAACTTTCTACGCATATTTCGCTATACAAAAGGATCTACTTGGTTGACTCATCGTCCACCTACGATTAGGTACCCTACAGATATACCTAGGAAGCACATCAACAGCGACACGTTATTCAAGACGTACGGTGTTCAGATGTATCATTATTCCTACGTATTTCCTCATCAGGTCTATAAGAAGACAGCGTATTATAAGACGTTTGTAAAGGGCGGAACAATTGAGAACTACTTTGTGAATGTATATCTTCGGTGGGTTGCTGGATCACCCGAAGAACGTCAGTCAATTGAACAGAATTACCATGGTGTACATGAATGGGTTCCGTCACGTCGTGGACCGTGTTTTACCGAGACGTTCAGACTGGGTCATCCAGAGGCAATCGTTAAGAATATGGACAGGCTTCAGCAGGTCTTCGGTGAACAGTTCCAAACCTATTTTCGGAAGTAGACGTCTACTCATATAAATGGAAACACTGCCAGAGCAATGGAAACACTCGGATTTACCCCAGAAGCAGCTTGGTCTAAACATGCACCAGCTGGCGAATCAATCGTCTTACCCGGAGCATTGGACGTCATTCCTTACTTTGATTCGGAAGGTAGATACTACGAACCATACGTTATACGATATTGGGTGCGGAGTTGGATCTACCTACAAGCTCCTCCTGGACAATAAAGTATCGGTGAAGTATGTTGGTCTAGATTTTTCCGATGCAATGATTGAGACCGCAAAGAAGACTTGGAATTATCCCGAATTTTATGTCCGAGATTTCTACAACACAGAATTTGATTTTAGTAATCAAATACTCTACTGCAATGGACTACTCGATATTCTACCAGACGGTCTGGCGGCTCTCACAAAGCTACTTACGTTCAAATCCAATTACGTCTTTCTGAATCGCCTAAACTTTGGACACGAAGGTGTGGAAACATATGTAGCCTATGAAACTATACGCTGTATCAGATACACATTTGATTACGAGAAATTTATGGATGTTGTGCGCAAACACAACTATACTCTAACGCATGACGGTAGTTGCATTCTCCTGAAGAAGGCAAACTAGTCTGCGAAGACCATCGTGAAATTCAATCTCCTGTTTCCAACCCAGAGCCTTGATTTTTTCACAGCAGATGTAATATCGTTTATCGTTGAACGGCCTGTCATCGATATATGTTATCCATTTGTTCAGGTCGTCACCAGGCTTGATTTGCTTTATAAGCATGGTGGCTATGTCCATCACCGTGAACTCGTCCGTCTCTACGCACCCGATATTGTATATCTCTCCGTTAACACCCTTCTCAAAGAGGGTGACAAATGCATTTGCGACATCGTGTACATGAAGAAACCCACGGACATTCGCACCTGTTCCCTGTATAGTCACAGGCTTGTCGTTTAACAGTTGGGTTATGAAGAGCGGGATAAGCTTCTCGGGATATTGATTCGGTCCATACACATTGTTGCAGCGAACAATCACAACGGGAAGCTGGAATGAACACACGTATGAAGATACAATAAGCTCAGCTCCGGCCTTTGTAGCCGCATATGGGTTTGTTGGGAATAGTAGGGACTGCTCGGTCTTCTTAGACTCGTGCACAGACAGGGATGATTCTCCGTACACCTCGTCGGTTGACATATGTATCATCTTCTTGACCCCGCCGTATTTACGAATGCTTTCAATCAAAACGTGCGTGCCAACTATGTTGTCTCGCGTATAATGGATCGAGTGCTCAAATGAGTTCTGCACATGACTCTGAGCAGCAAAGTGGACAACGTAGTCTACCGCATGATCTGCAAGGATATGGAAAATGAAGTCTGGGTTGGTAATGTCGCACTTTATGAAAACATACTGCGAGCTTTCCCGTATGTCCTTATCGATATTGGTTAGACTGGCAGAGTAATACATTGCGTCTACGTTTACAATACGGATATTGGGATACTTTCGAAAAAAGACGTTAATAAAATTTGATCCGATAAATCCGCACCCTCCGGTAACAAGAAGGGTTCCTGACATTGTATTAGTTCACGATGATTGTTAAAATGTCTTACCAAATAGTATGAATATCCTTGTTAAATTTCCAACCCGAGGACGACCAGAAAGGTTTATAAAGGCATTCAGAGGGTATATCGACCTTGCATCAAACAAGAGTCTGCTGACATTTCTGATTTCTTTGGATCACGATGATCATACGGCGACCCCCGCATTTATCGAAACTGTGCGAGGCATGCATCCGAATATTCTTGTCCACGTTGGGATGTCTAAAAACAAGATCCATGCCATTAACCGTGATATGGATAAGGCTCCGCCGTTTGATATTTTGCTATTGGCTTCCGACGATATGGTCCCCGAAGTCCAGGCCTATGATGATACGATACGAAACACAATGGCACTCCATTTCCCGGATACAGATGGCGTCCTCTGGTTTAACGATGGAATCAAAGGTCCCGAATTGAATACCCTCTGTATACTAGGAAAGAAATACTACGATCGGTTCGGCTACATCTATTACCCAGGATACAAATCGTTCTTCTGTGATAATGAGTTCATGGACACTGCCAGGTCTCTGAAACGGCAAATATACTTTGACGTTATTCTTATACGCCATATGCATCTTATCCGTGATGCATCTCTTGAGGACGATACGTATAGGAGGAATGGTAACCAGACGTTTTATGAGAATGATAACAAACTATATGAGTCTAGGAAAAACCCAGGGAAGCGCCTTATCACGAAACAGATTGGCTTCGTCGGACAGTCGTTCCAGTTTTAGACAATTGACAGGGATCTATTTTTATGAGTTGTTTAACCCAAAAAAATAGACGCTTGTGAGCGCTGTTTTATGTTTTAGGTGCTGGGATCACTCCATTCGTCCCAACGTTTAGGCCTTGAGAAAATGCACCTTCAGGAACGACTGGAGGTTCAGGTAGGTGACCGTGTCCGTGTCCTTGACCTTCAGCAGGCGGGACAGAACGCCGTCGGGGATGATGCGGCGCTTGTTGGAGGGGTCAAAGCACGAGTTCTCCTTGACGTAGGTGGACACGAACTTCGTGACCTCCGTCTGCGAGCGCTGGGAGCCCGCCGGGAGCTTCATGAAGCTGCACAGCTCCGTCGAGAGGCCACGGGGCTTCAGGAAGGCGTTCTTGGAGCGGCGCAGCTCCCACGCCGTCTTCTCCTCGGGCGTCATGTCGGCGACGTCCTTCTTGACACGGCGCTTCTTGCCAGCCTCCTTGACCTGCTTGGCCGAGGCCTTGGCGGCCAGGAGCGTGTCGGCGATGATCTCCTTCAGCTCGTTGGCGACACGGGTGCGCACCTCACGCAGGCGATCCACGATGCCAGCGATCGAAGCGGGGGCAGCGGCCTCCGTCGTCGTCGGGACCGCTACCTCGGGGGCAGCGACCGTCGGGACAACGACCTCCGTCTTGGCGGCAGGCGCCTTGCGGGCAGCCTTGACCTTGGGCTCAGCGGCCGGGGCCGTGGCAGCAGCCGCAGCGACGGCAGGGGCGGGCGCAGGCGCAGCGGCCTTCGCAGCCTTGGGGGCAGCAACCTTCTTCACGGTCTTCGGGGCCTCGGTGCTCATGTTTGAGTTAGACTGAGACGGCTTTGCGGACATTTCTAACGCGGTTATGTATATACTCCCGTCCGACGGCGTAAATAGGTATGGAGATGAAAATATGAGAAAAGATTCTTACGAGACTGTTTTTATATTCATTCATGTTTGGTCGATGAAAGCTTGCATTCAAACAGGTTACGAACCAACAAGCTTCGGTTTACCTCCCGGTTCCATGCGTTAGGACCCACAATGTCGAAACGTTTGAACATAATATGATTAGTGGTCAAGCGTTGAATAGGACTGCAAGTAACCTTGTCTCGAATATAGAATTCTGCACTCCAGATATCGCTCTTTAGTAAGTGCTTCTCATCAAACAGTGAGTTCATCATAAAATCAATATCCGCTACGTATGGGCCATCATCAAGCGGCCACATTCCAATTGCTGTAAAGTCTTCGCTTGTCGTATCATAAACTCGCAGGTTATTACCTGAATATCTCACAGGGGAATTTTGGTTGATATCTGTATACTCTAGATTGAGCATAACAAATGAGTTGTGGCGAATATACTCTACTAATTCATCAATGATATTATCCTCTGTGGTACAAAATACGTCATCCTGTAGAAAAGCAACATACTTATAACCATCCTCTTTCATACGCTGAAATGTAGTATATAGACTCTGGGTATAACTAATATCGGTGTATCTCAGAATAGTCTTCTTTTCAATGTTTTTGAAATATTTAAACTCGCTGACGGTGTTTATGTATGAATCGGGCGAGTTATGAAAGACGAAATAGTTGTTATCTAGTTTATTTCGGAATCGAATATCAGAAGGATCCCTGTTATGAAACTCACATAGTTCTACCCTGTTATCTGAATAGGTCTGCGTATACGAGCAGATCATTTGTTAGTGAAGGGTTAAGTCACTTAAATTCTTTCTAGCGTAAGAGTGTGGAGGGTGGGTCGCCGAGACCCTTTCCAATTTTGAGGGTTGAAAATTTAGTGAAAATTTGTGTGTTCACTGCCTTACCTAAACTGCTATGCGTAGAACGAAATCGTTCTAGACATAACTGGTCATTTATTGCGAAAAGGGGTATTTAATGCGCTTTTTTATCCTGGCCGAAAAGTTGCAGAAACCCTTGAAACCTTAAAAGTCTATCTAGGGGGGGGGGGGG